CTTGACACACACTAAACCTTATGCTACAATTACTCTACAACAACAACTAGCTATGGAGATATATAATGGCTACTAAGACAATTGAACTGACAGGCACACTTGAGTGGGCTAAGCTCTTCGAAGGTAACCGTGACAACGGAGAGTATGACATTGAGACAGATGGTGCTACAACCGTTGACCTCATCATGGATGACAAGACACTGAAAGCTATGAAGGATGCTGGTATCCGAAAACAAGCAAAGGAATCAGAGGGTGGCTATCGAGTCAAGTTCAAGCGCCCTTGGAAAGATAAGTTCGACCGAGAGTGGGCAGCTGGTCCACCTAAGGTCTTCGGTCCAGATGGTTCGGAGTGGGACGATGGTGAGCTGATCGGCAACGGTACGGTTGGTGTAGTCTTCGTCGATGTCTACGACACCAAGATGGGCAAGGGTTGCCGACTCAACGGAGTGCAGGTGATTGACCACGTAGCCTTCGAAGGTGCAGGAGGTCAGTCAGCAGGTATCAAACCACGAGACTACACCAAGGACACACCGAAGGCAGAGGCCCCACCCGTAGCCGCTAAGAAGAGTCCAGGAGATATTCCGTTCTAAGTACGGAGAGAGGGAGTCCCAGTGGCTCCCTTTTCACTCTCACCACTAAAGGGACACGACTCTATAAGGAATAACAACAATGACTAAGACAATAGAAACGTTAGTCGAGGACATGGAGAACGTGATCCTCGGCAACAACGGGTGGGACTACCTACTCGGTCAGAACATGGCCTCCACGATAGCTGTCCTAGCTAAGAGCCGCTTCGACAAACCACAGGAGCCTCGAGGTTACCTATCCATGTCAGGCCTTGGTACACCCTGTAACCGTAAGCTCTGGTACAAGATCAACCAGACTGAGTTAGCACAACCTTTACGTGCAAACGCCCTGCTCAAGTTCTTCTATGGTGACATGATTGAAGAGCTTGCTTTATGTATCGCACAGCAAGCAGGACACAGTGTTGTAGGCCAACAGGATCGCATGGAGGCCCACGGTATCAAAGGTAGCCGAGATTGTGTCATCGACGGTATGACAGTTGACGTTAAGTCAGCATCTCCCTACTCCTTCAAGAAGTTCCAAGAAGGTAATCTAAGAGAACAGGATCCCTTCGGTTACATCTCTCAACTCTCCTCCTATGTATATGCAGCTAAAGATGATCCACTTGTGACAAATAAGACACACGGTGCCTTCCTAGTGATTGACAAGGTGAATGGACATATCTGCTTAGATGTCTATGATCTGACTGAGGAGATGAAGACTAAGGAAGAAGAGATCAGGGCTATCAAGGAGATGGTAGCTCAGAAGGTACCACCTGAGCGTGGCTTCGAGGATGAACCACAAAGTAAGACATCCCCTAACATGAAGCTGAAGATGGAGTGCTCCTATTGCGAGTTCAAGCGAGCTTGCTGGCCTGGCCTTAAGCTCTACGCATACAGCCACGGTCCTGTATACCTGACTAAAGTAGTCAAGGAACTACGGGTAGACGAGTCGGACGACTGGTCATGAGACGAAGTGCAACACGACAACGAGCTCTCGCTGCTGGGTACCGATCAGGCCTAGAGGAGGAGATGGCTGAGAACCTCAAGGAACGGGGTATCACCTTCACCTACGAAGAAGAGAAGATCAAGTGGTTAGACAGTAAGGTTAGAACCTACACCCCTGACTTCGTACTTGAGAACGGTATCATCATTGAGACCAAAGGTCGGTTCGTTTCAGCAGACCGCAGGAAACACAAAGAGATCAAGAAGCAGTACCCTGACTTAGACATTAGGTTCGTGTTCAGTAACTCACGAGCTAAGCTATACAAAGGTGCTAAAGGTTCCTATGCTGACTGGTGTGATAGCCAAGGCTTCTTATACTCAGATAAAGTAGTTCCAGAAGACTGGATGAAGGAAAGTAAAGATGGATAAGACAGCAGTAGTATTTAGCTGTGGACACAGTGACCCCCAGACAAGCAATGATCGTTATACATGGTTAGGTAAGTTCTTGTATGACATCAAACCTGACTACGTTGTAGACCTAGGAGATGGTGCTGACATGCGCTCCCTCAATAGCTTCGACACACGGAAGCCCGAGGCTATCGTAAGTCAGTCCTACGAGAAGGACATCGAGCACTACAACGACTCCCAAGAACGACTACGCCACTACTTCAAAGCGAACAAGCGTAAGAAACCTTCTTGGTATGGCTTCGAAGGTAATCATGAACACCGCATCAAGACAGCAATTGGTTTTGATCCAAGACTAGAGGGTAAGAAGTATGGCATTAGTTTCAAACATCTTCAAACAAACAAGTGGTTCGACGAGTACCACGAGTACGAGCATGGAGCGCCCAAGATCCATAACTACGATGGTGTGGACTACGCTCACTTTGTGGGGGCTGGTAACTTTGGTCGCGCTCTGTCTGGCGTTCACCACGCTTATGGGCTTATACAAAATCGCTACAGGTCTTGCACTGTTGGTCATTCTCATAAGCGTGATATGTATTTTAAAGATGGTGCAGGTGCTGGTGGCGCTATCGGGTTGGTCGCAGGGTGTTTCAAAGGTGCTAAGGAAGATTGGGCTGGTCAAGCAAACAACGATTGGTGGAAAGGTGTGGTCGTCAAGAGAGCTGTTTCCAACGGTGTATACGAACCACAGTTTGTTAGTCTTCAGACACTGCGACGGGAGTACGGATGAGGATACTGAAGCAAGACTTAGGGGTGACAAGTAGTCACCTCTCTACCCTCTTGACACACCCAACCCAGTGTGGTATAACTGCACTCTTTGACTAGGAGAATACAATGGAATTCGAAGTAAGTATTCGTATTAAAGTAGACTCTAGCTCCTTCTACTGGGACGCTAGTGTAGCAGATCGACTAGAGTCTGTTCATGAGATGATTAGAAATGCGATGTATGACCTTGACGATGTGAGCATTAAGTCAATGGAAGTGGAGGAGTTGTAATGAGTTATTCAAACTTTGATATGGTTGCCGATTTCACCTACGCTATGGGACAGCCTCTAAGTCAACCCCATATGTTTGACGAAGGGTACGACGTTGACCTAGAGTCTATGCGGTTCAAGCTTATCATGGAGGAGGTCGATGAGTTTGCAAACGCTACCGACAAAGAGAACTTGCTTAAGGAGTTAGCTGATATCTTGTACGTAGTTTACGGTTACGCAGCAACGTACGGACTGCCTATCGACGCAGCCTTCGAGCGAGTCCATGAGAGCAACATGAGCAAGTTAGGTGAAGACGGTAAACCCATCTACCGTGAGGACGGTAAGGTCCTGAAGGGCCCTAACTACAAACCAGCAGACTTAAGTGACTTGGTATGAGCTTAGAGAACAATACCTACTTACTCGTCATGGTGCTATTTGATAAGGAACTGACACGTGACAGGAAAGCATATAGCAGTTTGGTTTAGTTGTGGTGCTGCCAGTGCGGTAGCAGCCAAGCTAACACTAGATAAGTATGGGGCTGACAATAAGGTCTCTATAATCAACAACCCAATAGCTGAAGAACATGAGGATAACACACGCTTCCTAAAGGATGTTGAGGATTGGCTAGGACAAGAGATAATCTTAGCATCTCACTCTAAGTACCCAAGTAATAGTTGCGTTGAGGTCTGGGATGACAGGAACTACATCTCAGGACCTATGGGCGCACCCTGCACAATGATCCTAAAGAAACAGGCTAGGCAACAGTGGGAAGAGGTCAACAAACCTGACTACACTGTCCTTGGATTCACATCTGAGGAGCAAGGTCGCTCTGACAAGTTCAAGCTCACTGAGCGGGACACACTACTAACTCCCTTGATTGATGTTGGCTACACTAAACAGGATTGTTTCAACGTACTGGCAGATGCTGGTGTTGAGCTTCCTGCTATCTATCGACTAGGCTACCCAAATGCTAACTGTATTGGTTGTGTAAAGGCGTCCTCTGCAACCTACTGGAACTTAGTAAGAGAAACCTTCCCTGACGTATTCGAGGAAAGGTTAAAGCAATCCCGTAGGATCGGAACAAAGCTAACGTACTATAAAGGTAAACGCATCTTTCTAGATGAGCTACCTAAAGATGCAAAAGGAAGACCACTGAAAGACTACGATTTTGACTGTGGCATCTTCTGCGAAGAAAAGTAACAACTTTAAGGATAAAGAATGAAGAACTATCAAGAGTTTTCTACACGTGCTAATGTGGTAACACGGCGTACGTATAACCGTCCTAAAGAGGATGGTACCTTCGAATCATGGTCTGAGACAGTTGACCGTGTTGTTGAGCACCAGCAGTGGCTCTGGGAACGTGCCAAGGGCAACACCCTCGACAATCTAGAGCTCGTTGAGCTTGATAAGCTCCGTACACTTATGATGGAACGTAAGGCTACAGTATCAGGCCGTACCCTGTGGCTTGGTGGTACAAATGTATCCAAGACACGTGAAGCATCACAGTTCAACTGTTCCTTTGGTCGTGTTGAGACTGTACATGACATCGTAGATGCTATGTGGTTGCTGCTTCAAGGGTGTGGTGTAGGTTTCGAGCCAGTTGTAGGCACACTCAATGGCTTTGCTAAGAAGTTAGACGTTAAGATCATCCGTTCTGCTAAAGTCTTGGGTGAAGCTAAGGGTTGTCCAAGTAACCAGTCATGGACATCTGTAGACGAAGACGGCAAGAAGACATACCACCTCAAGATTGGTGATAGTGCTGAGGCTTGGGCTAAGTCAGCAGGTAAACTGTTTGCTATGAAGGATGCTGTAGATGTATTGGTACTGGACTTTACTGAGGTACGTGCAGCAGGTGAACGCCTCAAGGGTTATGGTTGGATTAGCTCAGGCGATGAGACTGTATCGTCTGCCTTCAACCGTATCTGTGATTTGATGAATGATCGTGCTGGTCAGTTGCTTACACGTATCGACATCCTTGATGTGCTTAACCACTTGGGTACTACACTGTCCTCTCGTCGTTCAGCTGAGATTGCTTTGATGCCAGTGTCTGACCCTGAAGTAGATGCCTTCATCTCAGCTAAGAAAGACTTCTGGTTACATGATAACGAGCACCGTCAGCAGTCCAACAACTCTATCGTCTTTCACAAGAAACCAACCAAGTGGGAACTGTCATACATCTTCGACAAGATGGTTGAGGCTGGTGGTTCTGAGCCTGGGTTCATTAACGCAGAAAGTGCAAAGAAGAGAGCACCACACTTTAAAGGTGTAAATCCTTGCGCAGAGATTTTGCTTGGAAATAAGAGTTTTTGTAACCTAGTCGAGGTTGACTGGGGTAAATACCTTACTGACTTCGGTGGACTACAGGAGGCTGTTGAGATTGTAGCTCGTGCTAACTACCGTCAGACATGTGTGAACCTAGACGATGGTGTGTTGCAGCGTTCATGGCATGAGCTTAACGAGTTCCTACGTCTTTGTGGTGTAGGTGCTACAGGTATCGTCAAGTTCTTGGATCACCACACAGGTGCAAGCAACATTGAGGCTATGCTACAGGCTCTGCGTTCTTCTGCTAAGAAGGGTGCTAACTCGATGGCTGATGAACTAGGCTTGCCTCGTGCTAAGCTGGTCACTACAGTCAAGCCTTCTGGTACCTTGTCTAAGATCATGGACACTACGGAGGGTGTACACAAGCCCTTGGGTAAGTACCTTTTCAACAACGTGACGTTCTCTAAGCATGACGAGATCATCCCTACACTGGTAGCTGCTGGTTATAAGGTGATCGACAAGCCATTCGAGACTGACAGTGTCTTGGTTACATTCCCTGTAGCATACGAGGATGTTAAGTTCGATGTAGTAGACGGTAAGCATGTCAACCTTGAGTCAGCTATTGGACAGCTTGATCGTTACAAGTTGATGATGGATCACTACGTAGACCACAACTGTTCTGTCACTATCAGCTACGACACTGGTGAGGTTCCTGTCATCATTGATTGGATCTTGGACAACTGGGATACGTACGTCGGTGTATCTTTCATCTATCGTAATGATCCTACTAAGACAGCAGCTGACCTAGGCTATGCTTACCTTCCACAAGAGGTTGTCTCTGAGGAAGTCTACCGTTCGTACGCTAACACACTGATGCCAGTAGACTTGACTAACCTGGCCTCTACAGATGATCTGTCTGACGAAGCTTGTGCTACAGGTGCTTGCCCTATCCGTTAACTCTAACCACCTGAGCATGTGTCTAAACTGCTCGCACCCTAACGTAGAGATAGACTTAGGCTGATAAGTTTGGTCACTGAGGCCAGCGCCTAAGTTTTACACCTGAGCATGTGTCTAAACTGCTCACACCATTGAAGGAGGTGACCAATGACATTCATCATCATTACACAAGACCAGTGTTCGTACTGCGATAAGGCTAAGAAGCTTATGGTAGGCAATAGACTGCACTCAGTATCCTACAACATCCATAGTTCCAAGTGGCTTAGAGATTTGCTAGGTAAGGCAGAGCTTACAACTGTACCCCAAATCTGGAACTCAGATGGTGAGTATATTGGTGGGTACGAGGAACTTGACAAGTACATAAAGAGCCTCTAAGTTACAGATAACTTCTCTTAGCTCAACTGGATAGAGCAAGTCACTTCTAATGACTAGGTTACAGGTTCGAGTCCTGTAGGGAAGACCAAATTGTCAGTGCAGGTTTGCCAATAGCAACAGCTACCTAAGGCGTCAGTAGCACCGTTATTGAGGGGTTCAATTCCCCTGACTGGCACCAAGACAGCCTTGACAAGGCATAACAAAGTGTGGTACACTTAGGGGAGGCACCGCGAGGCGCTTCCCTTTTTCA